ATAACACCAACCAGCTGACGCTTAATAGCTCAGCTGGTTGGCTTTTTGAGTATCAGAGTCAATTTGGCAGAGATATATTACCGGACTTACTTCCGGTTATTGGAGCAGGCGTTGAATTTATCGCCGGCATTTTCGAAGAAAATGGAACAGTAAATCAAGATAATATTTCGTCAATTCTTGATTCAAGAAAAGACGAGGTAATTGTACAGCTAGCAGGAATGGAAGTCATGACTGTAATTCAAATTACCTGGGCTATGGCAAAGAATGCTAACGACGAAATCGAACCACCAAGAGAGTGGCTAAAGCAGTTCGAAACATTCCCAATAGACATAATTTTACCGATTCTATTTGAGTTAATTGCAAAATCGTTTGTAAGCTCAAAAAACTTGAATCGCCTCAGGAAGATCAAGAAGGAAGCGAAGATAAACCTATCACGCTTGACGACATCGTCGTCGGAGCAGTCGCAAGAGGACTTGACCTCCGAGGCGTAAAAGAAATGAACATCGGTTCTGTTGTTGATTTTTGCATAACATACAACAACACAATGAACTCTGAAGCTGAAGAGGATACACACGAACCGAGAGTAAGAAGACGGAAAGCAACTCAAGCAGATTGGGATGCTTTTTATGGAGGTTAAAGCATGGCCGGGAATATTAAAGGAATTACAATTGAATTTAGAGGTGAGACCACAAAGCTCGGGAATGCTCTTAAGAAGATTAAAGGCGAAGCTGGCAAAACCAAAAGTGAACTTAGCAAGATTGATAAAGCACTTAAGTTTAAACCAGGAAATGCAGAGCTTCTTATACAAAAGCAGAGTGCGCTAAAAGAAAAGGTTGCGCAAACAACGGAAAAGCTCAAGGCTTTAAAAGCAGCACAAGCCAAAATGGATGCAAGTGGAGTAGATAAGACTTCTGCAGAATATAAAGAATTGCGCAGAGAAATTATCACAACAGAGGCTCAGCAAAAGCTCTTCAACAAAGAGTTGAAGAAACTTGCCTATCCAAAACTAACAGCGTTAGGCACACAAATGAAAGAAATTGGGAATAAAGTCAAGGCAGTTGGTTCAACAATGACTCAATATCTGACTGTGCCACTTGCTGCAGTTGGAGGTGCATCACTCAAAGTAACTGCTGATTTTGATTCAGCTATGAGTAAGGTTAAAGCGGTATCAGGAGCGACAGGAAGAGAATTCGAACAGCTTCGGAACAAAGCTAAGGAGATGGGAGAGAAAACAAAGTTTTCTGCTTCAGAAGCAGCGGAAGCCATGAATTATATGGCTATGGCAGGTTGGAAAACATCGGACATGCTCAAGGGTATATCTGGAATCATGAACCTTGCTGCAGCTTCAGGAGAGGATCTTGCAACGACTTCGGATATCGTAACTGATGCCCTAACAGCGTTTGGACTCTCGGCATCTGAGTCGTCACACTTTGCTGATGTATTAGCGGCAACATCATCTAATGCAAATACCAATGTTGCTCTTATGGGAGAATCATTTAAAACTGCCGCACCAGCTGCGGCAGCTCTTGGCTATTCTGCAGAAGATACATCTTTAGCAATTGGACTTATGGCCAACGCAGGTATAAAGGGTTCAGAAGCTGGAACTTCCTTAAGAGCTGGTTTACTCAGATTGGCATCACCAACAGCAGAGGCGAAAGCCGCAATGGAGAAATACGGAATTACGCTGACTGATGCAAATGGCAAAATGCTTCCGTTTAAAAATGTTATGGAACAGTTAAGGCAGAAAATGTCAGGACTTTCTGAAACAGAGAAAACGGCTGCATTGACAGCGATGTTTGGCAAAAATGCATTTTCTGGTTGGGCTGCTGTTGTTAATGGTAGCGATAAAGACTTCAACAAATTAAGTGGAGCGATTTCAAACTGTGATGGTGTATCTCAAAAGATGGCTGATGAGATGAATAATAATCTCGGTGGACAGCTCATTATACTTAAATCACAGCTACAAGGCATAGCGATATCTATAGGTGATACGTTAGTTCCAGTTATGAGGAAAATTGTAGCAGTTGTGCAGAACGTTGCTGACTGGTTTAATCACTTGTCCGAATCACAAAAAAGATGGGTGGTATACATAGGTGTAGCTGTTGCAGCACTTGGTCCAATCATAGCTGTAATTGGAGCGCTCGCAGCTGCAATAGGCGCTATTATAGCATTTGCAGCACCGCTCGCAGCCATTATAGGTGTAATTGCTGCGATAGTGGCAACAGTAGTAGCATTTATTGCGATAATCAAGAATATACCTACTGCATGGAAAGAGTTAAAAGAAAGCGCAAAGAATTGGTGGGAAGGTATGAAAGCTGATCTCCAAGCGTTTGCACAGTTTTTTATTAACATATGGCATGGCATAACAGGTGCAGTTATTGCAAAGTGGAATGCAATTAAAGCGGGAGCACAAGCAATATGGAATGGAATCAAGTCATTGATTGCAGGAGTTATTAATGGCATAAAAGCTAATATAAGTACTGCGGTTAATGTCATCTTAAGCATATGGAATGGACTCAAAGCACTGGGCGGAATTGCATCTAGCGTGTTCAATGCGGTAAAGCATGCAGTATTACATCCAGTTGAGACGATGAAAAATAAAATTAGGAGTATTATAAATGCAATAAAAAGCTTCTTTCATTTTTCAGTTCCAAGACCACACATTCCGCTACCGCACTTTAACATAACTCCGAAAGGTTGGAGATTTGGAGATTTATTAAAAGGTTCAATTCCAAGCCTAGGCTTAAAATGGTATAAGAACGGAGGTATTTTCAACTCCGCAAGTGTAATTGGTGTCGGCGAAGCAGGCACAGAGGCGGTAGTGCCACTAGAAAAGCTATGGAACAATTTGGACGGTATGAAATCTGAAATAGCTCAATCGCTCTCAGAAACGTTAATGCAAATGGTGCCAATGATGGCGGCTAGCATGGCCACTGCAATGGAGGGAATGTCATTCAATGTTTCAGATAAAGAGCTCGCTAGAGCAGTAGCCGGACCAGTGTCAAAAGAACTGGAGAAAATTCACATAAGAACAGATAGAAGAAATGGGAGAGTATAGAAATGTTTCTAGGAAAATCTCATAGCAAAAATTCAATAATTCTTAACGGGCAGCACATAGAAGACGTGTTGCCCGGTTTTTTAACTTGTTATGTCAAAGGAAGAGAGAGTTTAGCTGCAGAACTAAAATTAATAGAGTTAGAAAATTCAAATGGCAGTAAGCTTAAAAATAAGCGGTTTCCATCAAGAACGCTAAAGGTAGGGTTTTTAATAGAGGGGAGGACTCCAGATGGTGTCCTAAAGAAACTTAGGAAGTTAAATGAATTACTAAATGTCAATAATGCGAAGATTGCATTTGAGGATGAAAAAGACGTTTATTATATCGGTACGCCAATAATGAACGGAGACATCAATCATAACTCATGTGTGCGTACAAGCGAATTTGAAATACAATGCCTGAATCCGTTTAAATACAGCGTAAGCGAATATAATGTGCAGGCTGTTGACGGAGTTTTTAATATCAATTACAACGGAACGGTGCCAAGTTCACCGATGTTTTCCGTTGACTTCGCGCAAGCAAGGCACGGAGAGAGTGGTTATGTAGTATTTTCTGATGCACAAAGCCATGTGATTCAGTTAGGGGATCCTAAAGAGCTTGACACCACCACACATACGGAGAGTCAAACGCTTATTGATGACAAGTTCAATGAGGTGACTCTGAATGGTTGGGATAAAAATGTAGGTAAATCACACGAGGGGCATCTGTATCAAGGCGCATTTCAAGTTAAGGAATCTGGCGCTAAGTACATAACCCCATCTAGTTATGGTTCCAATATGAGTGCTGAATTAAGTGGTCCGTCTGTAACAAAAGAAATTCCAGCTGACAGCGAGGGAGCTAAGGGCGCAAAGAACTTTGAAATGTCATACTTCTTAGTTTGGGCTCTAAACGATAGCTGCGATCCACGTTGTCTTGGAACTTACGAATGCATGATACATGACGATAGCGGTAACGTTGTAGCTGGTGTCGAATTACTTAAATGGTACTCGGGCACAGCTGCGAATGCGAAGATATACGCTGGTGGCAAGTACGTGCATTACTTTGAATTCGATGCTGGCTATTTCTCGGATTGGTTCGGGTTCGGCTATGCTGGACACCCACCTGTAAGGACGATATCGATTAGTAAGATTGGCGAGCAGTTCAGATTCAATGTTGGAGGTCGAATACTCTCGTTTACTGTGCCAGAAGGCAAGGATATGAAGGCGACTAAGGTTACATTTGCCTCGACGAAGTATAGAGGTATGGGAGATACTTACCCACCAATGCTCAATTACTTATTTTGGGTTAAATTCAGGAAGACCAATGTCGAGAAGTTCGACGATATACCTAACAAGTTCGCTAGGGGCGACAATCTCATAGCGGATTGCTCGGATGGTTCGATAAAAGTTAACAACCTCCTTAGACCAGATCTTGGCGCACTCGGTAATGACTGGGAAACATTACAGTTAATTCCAGGGCAGAACAGAATTAACTTCGCTCACTCGTCATTCACTACTGACAAGCCAACAGCGAAGCTTACATATAGGGAGGTATATATATGATCATATATTTTGCAGATAGAAAAATGCAGATACTTGGTCAAGCTTCCACAAGCCTTAATGAAGGGTTGTCAATTGTTGAAGATGGGAAAACGGAATATGTGTCGAACGGAGTTGTTATCTTTGAAGTAGCTATATGTTATGGAGATAGTCCACAGCACGATTTGCGCAAATTATGCAAGGCGGGTAATTATTTGCTACGCAAGCATAATGCTGAGAACGAGTTTTACACCATAATCGACCGTGAGTTTGATGAGGAAAAGAAAGAGGTCACCCTATACTGCGAAGATGCAGGAATGGACCTACTTAATTCCATTGCAGAAAAGTATGAGGCATCACAAGCCTATACAGCTGCGGGGTATGTTGATGAATGGATAAGAGGTACAGGATTTGAGATTGGAGTAAATGAAATATCCAATCTTAAGAGAACACTTAAATGGGATGGCGAAAGCACCGTAGCTGAACGAATCAACTCTATTGCAACACAGTTCGATAATGCAGAAGTATCCTATTCATTTGAAATCGAAGGTATGACGGTTAAAAAACTGCTAATTAATCTTTGGAAAAAGCGCGGTAAAGATGCAAAGGTACAGCTTAGGCTCGGTCGAGATGTGAAAAACATACGTGATAAAGAGTCAGTTCAGACACTCGCAACAGCTCTAAGAGTTACAGGAGGTACACCAGAGGGTAGCAGTGAGCCTATAACACTAGAGGGGTATAGCTATGATGATGGTGATATCTATGTGGACGGTAAACTCCTCAAATCAAGAAGTGCCATTGCACAGTGGGGAAGTACCTGGAGCAATGGCAAGCACATCGAACGCACGTACAGCTTTGAGACCACATCACAATCAGAGTTATGCGCTCATGCGGTGACGGAGCTCAAGAAATTATCTGTACCAGTATATACATATGAGGTAGATATAGCTGTACTACCTGATAATCTACGCATTGGTGATACCGTACACATCGTTAATGATGAAGGCGAACTATATATATCTAGTAGATTGTTAGAGCTTAAGACGTCAGTTACCGCTGGGAAAATAGAGGCTAAACTGGGTGATTTTGTTGAAGAGGCTAGCGGCATTGATGATCAAGTTAGAGCACTCGCAAATAGACTTGCTAATCTAAATCCCGGCATAAGTAGTAGCAGTTATAACCTAACCGTTGAGAGTTCAAGTGGTACAGTGTTCACAGACACCTTAGTTGATACGACTCTTACAGCCCATGTGTACAAGGGCGGTCGAGAGTTAACTGCTAGCGAGGTAGCTGATGTAGGTAAGGTTGTGTGGTACAAGAACGGAGTCAAGGCTCATGAGGGCACATCCTATAGGATGCAGAACGTAGAGGCGGTGAGAGTGTCCGCTCAATTGGAGGTGTAACATGGAGATATTGGCGACAGATAGCATAGACCTTACCTCGATTAAGTCAGTCAACGACAAGGCTATCGAGGCGGCAAAGACTGCAACGGACTATATGAAGTTCGAGGCTGGTACAGGACTGGTAGTGTCAAAGAATGCGAAGTCGAATGAGGGCGCATCAACGGTGCTCACTGATAACTCTTTGCAGATTCGAAAAGACGGTAAGAAGAGTGCTGAATTTGCTGAGGATAGAATCAGCTTCTATGAACAGGACAAAAAGCTAATCGACATTAAGAGCATTAAGGATGCGCGGGACGGTGAGTATAACATTAAGGGCGCATCAATTGACTGCGGGGGCTCTGGCGCTGTAAATGTGTTCACAAACGATGTAACTAATCAAGGTCATCAGGCAAAGCACGCAGCCTTTACTGCAACAGCAGGGGGTTACGATATAGAAGCTCTTTCATCAAAATTCACCTCATCAGCTGCCGACCTTACAGCTATTAGTAAGTCGGGGATGTCTGTATTCATCGTACATAGCGACTCAACAAGAGAAGACAATGTAATTGCAAGTCTTCTCCATTCCCCTAAGTTAGATGGCATTGTAGAGCCTGTAGTGGAATTTGATAGCAACGGAACTGTTATAGCCAAGGCTATACAAGTTGATAGCATTGAGGGGCTATACGAGGATTCCAAAGTATCTGCTGGCGGTGTTGTGTGGAACGTTCGCAAGTATGCGGACGGTACAGCTGTTGCAGAGGGAATGTGGTTCGGCACAGTGTCCGCTGCAAACCCTTGGGGACCCGTATATTACTCCGGAGGCAGTAGGACAGACCTCCCACCTGGGTTATTTATAGACACACCACTAACTAGCGTGGAGATTGAAGCTCCAGATGGTGAGCTTTGGACAACTCGTAAGATGTCAACGAAGGACTATATCGGAGGCATTTATTACATATCAATGAGTAAGCTAACTAGAGTGAACGCAAGAATACTCTATAGGGCTACAGGAAGGTGGAAGTAATGGTTGATTGGACAAGTATCATAGTGGCTTGTGTATCAGCTCTTGGGGCGGGCGGTGGCTCTCTATATGGCATCCGTAAATCGAGCTGCCTTACAGATTACAAGATAGACAAGCTAACGGAAGAAGTTAGGCTACACAATGGGTTTGCGCAAAAAATTCCTGTGATAGAGGAAAAGCTCAAGGTGATAAACCATAGGCTAGATGATTTAGAAAAAAATAAATAAGTTAGTTAGCCGAGCACAGCTCGGTATTTTTATTGCTAAAAGGAGGCAAAATAAATGAGAATAAATTGGAAAGTTAGATTTAAAAACAAAGCATGGGTACTAACTTTTTTACTAGGACTTATTGCAATGTTTTACCAGACAGTAAAAGTGTATGAAGCAGCTAAACAAGGGCTACCTCCACAAGAGCTCATGATTGAAACAGCCAAAATGCTCGTTACATGGCTAGTACAGATAGGAGTTATCGTTGATCCTACAACAAAAGGCACAAGCGATTCTAAAATGGCCATGACTTACATAAAGCCTAGAGACGAGATTGGTGGAGAGCACACACCAGGATTTACAGCAATATCACAAGAGGAACACGATCCATCAGATGCACCAACAGATAAGGAGGTGTAAGATGAATGGGAACAAAGTTATAGAGTATGCTAGAAAGTTTCTAGGGCAAGGCTCTGCAACATTTGCTGACTGGTACTACGGCTCAACCTCATATAGAGGTTGGGCTTGGTGCGCAGTCTTCGTATCATATATACTCTCACATTTGGGAATTAAGTGGGAGAAAAACAACAATGTCGCTAACGCACAGATTTGGTGCAGCAAGCATCTGAAATGGGTAAATCTGTCAGAGGCACAAGCTGGCGACATTGTTATATTCTGCTGGTCGGGAAAAGGAAGTAACTCCGGGAGCGGTTCGAGAGACCACATAGGATTCGTGATAAGTAGAAACGCAAATGGTACACTTACTACACTCGAGGGAAACACAAGTGGCTCAAGAGTGGCTATACGAATTAGATATCCTAAAAATATAAGAAATATATATAGGCCAGATTACTCGACCACTCCAACTGTAGGGTGGATTCAGGACTCAAAAGGTTGGTGGTACAGGACTAAAGAAGGTAACTACTATAAATCAACCTGGGCACAGCTAGATGGTGCATGGTACTACTTTGATAGTTCGGGTTATGCGGTTACTGGCTGGCAGCAAATTAAAGACAAGTGGTACTTCTTTGATAGTAACTGCAAGATGCATACAGGGTGGCTGTCAATTGGTGGTAAATGGTACTACCTAGAGCCTAACGATGGAAGTGCCTATATAAGTGGTATGCATGCGATATCGGGAAAGAATTACTACTTTAATTCTGATGGAGTTATGCAAGTCGGATGGGTAAAAACCGACAACGAATGGCAGTTCTATAATGATAATGGCAGTAGAGTTGAAAAAGGATTAGTTATGGGAGATAATGCTGTCTTTGCTGTCAAGGATGGGAAGCTTATCACTAATGGAACGGTAGATATTAAAGCGGATAAAGACGGTGCAATTTCCGTTATGTAGTTAAAGGTATTTATAAAACATCGAGATTGAGAGGGGTAGCTCCCTCTCTTTTTTTATTGCAAATTTTAGAAAAAAGTTTAATAAAACTATTGACATATACGGCAATGCGTGTTAATATAATTACAGAAAGGAGGTAGAAAGATGAGAAATAAAAAAAGCAGCAACAAGGCTGAAATGCTTAACCTCATCACTGCAACTATCGATCTGATAGCTTCCGTAGCTACATTGATTATAGCAATAAGATATGGTTAAGGCAAGGGGGATAACACAATTCCCCGCTCATCTAAAAAGATAAAATGAAGATATTTGCAATAACATTAAGTAGCATAGCGATTGTATTGTCAATCTGTTCTATCATTATTACTTTAAAAAGGAGATAGTTATAATGGAACTTAAAGAAATGCGAAAGCTTCTTGGATTATCACAAGCAGCGTTTGGTGATAGATACAACATACCTGTAAGGACAATTCAAGATTGGGAGAGCGGTCGTAGAAAAGCACCTGTATATGTTCTTGAATTACTAGAAAGGGTAGTGACAGAAGACTCTGAGGCTGAAACACATTAATTGCACATTTACGATGGAAAGGGGGCAATTGTAGCCCTCTTTTTTTATTGCTCTGTACACGAATCATACACGAATAATAT